TGGTGGTGTTAATGGAGACACATTCGGAACTTGGTCCGAACCTACTCAGGGGACAGGTTTCTTCTTTATAAATGGTGGTCTTGCCGATACACAAAGACAAGCAGTATTAATCCAATCTGCAACAACACAATGGGTGTCAGGACAAACTGTTTGTATAAGTGCCGAAATAAATGTTCCACCAAGTCCAACACCAACCAATACACAAACTCCAACAGTTACTCCAACACTTACTCCAACACCAAGTATTACTCCAACAATAAGTGTGACTCCGAGTAATACACCTACGGTAACTCCATCACCAACACAAGCTATTGTTCCGTCAGACCCATCTCTACAAATTTATTATGATGCCAGTATTGATACCAACTTTAATCCAACTCCATTAAGTGGTGATACCTTTACACAATGGTATGATTCTTCTGCAAGTGCACACAACGCAAACCCAATCGGAGGTGCGACAACTAGACCTCAGTGGTGGACAAATGTACAATGTGGATTAAGTGCTGTTAAATTTGATGGAACATCTGATGGATTGAGTGTTAACCCATTAACATCAATTGCATCTATTACGGGTTACACGGCAATTGTTTTGGGTAAGTTATTAAACACAGGAACAACACAACAATTTGTAACTTCAGGTATTGGTAACACATCAACTAATAATTCTAATTTAAGATTAAGTGGTGGTACATTCGTAGTTGGAGCAGCTGGTGGTACAGCACAAACGGCTCAAATTGCAGACTTAAACCCTCATATGTGGACTATGGTATTTGATGGTACACAATCTACAAATGCGGACAAACTTAAATTTTATGTTGATGGAACTCAAGAATCTTTAACTTTCTTATCAAATATTGGCACATCAACAAACGCATCTATCGATACACTATATGTTGGTGTTGACAGGACCGGAACATCATCATTCCAATATTACTATGGTGGATTTATGTATGAGATATTACTATGGACAAGAGTATTAAATTCATCAGAATTAAATGCGGTTCACAATTACTTAGACAATAAATGGTTTAGTTGTATCTAATATTTATAATATATGGATTTTTACATAAGACAAGATAGTGAATTACCAATTCTTAAGATGAAAGTTGTTAAGGATGGAAGAACTGACGCATGGAAAGTATTTGATGCAGATTTAGATAATGCAACAATTAGATTTTCCATGAAAGAAGAGGCCACGGGCATTCCAAAAATTTTGATGAATAATGCCTACATTGTTGAAAAAACAAAAAATAATCCCGATTCAACTACGGAATATTATATATATTACAAATGGACTTCTCGTGACACACGAAGAAAAGGGAGATACATCGGGGAGTTCTCAGTAATCAATTCGATGGGAGAACTTATAGCACCAATTAGAGAAGTTTTATATATCAATATCATTTGACAATCTAACTTTACCATTTTATATTTAATTCAAATGTCCAAGAGTAATCTCACAGATGGTGAGAGCAAATGTCTCAGACGGTAAAATTATTTATTATGGTATCACAAGAAGAAATTGAACAGTTCCTACTGGGCGAAGACCCGGAAAAATACATCGTTGCACTAGAATACGATTACCAAACATCCAAAATTTTTAAAATTATTCAAGACCCTGAAAAGGGTAAATTAATCAAACCTGATAACTTTATTCCTTTCGCATGGGTTGGAAACTTACATGATAAGAATTTTTATAAAGGGAACAAATACGCTCAAAAACAGGCGATGACAGATTTTGGGATTTTAATTGAAAAATTAGAAACTCATGGTGACCCTCGTCTTGAGAATGGTCTCAGGTTCTTAGTTAAAACAACAAAGACATATCAACATCTAATTAATTTCTTTAAACAAGGTGGTTTGGACCCCTGGGACCGTAACAACACCGATAGTATTCAAATACTTCCCCCTGTTGAACAATACCTCGTTCAAAAACAAAAACGATTATTCAAAGGGTTTGAAGAATATGATGATGTTCACCGTTTTGTATTCGATATCGAGACCACAGGTCTTTCTCCTGAGAGTAGTCGTATCTTTTTGATTGGAATGAAAGACAATCGTGGTTTTGTTCATTTATTATCTGCTGAGAATGAAGAAGAAGAAAAACAAATGATTATTGATTTCTTCTACACGATTGATTATCTAAAACCAAGTTTGATTGGTGGTTACAACTCGGCATTCTTTGACTTTCCGTTTATTCTTCGTAGAGCTGAAATTCTTGGTTTAAATCCTAAAGAGATTGTTAAGACACTTAATCCTGAGGCATCCATTCGTCAAAAAGAGGGTATGTTAAAACTCGCAAACGAAATGGAACCGTATACTCAGACTATGATGTGGGGTTATAATATTGTGGATATTGCTCACGCAGTTCGTAGAGCTCAAGCCATCAACTCAGACATTAAGAGTTGGGGTTTGAAATATATCACACAGTTCATTGGTGCAGAAAAAGAGAACCGAGTTTATGTTCAGGGTGATAAGATTGGTAATATCTATTTTGAAAATAAAGATTACTACTTCAACCCACAATCAGGTGGTTATAGAGAAGTTGGTTCCAAAGGAACTGAAAACTTAATGCAGAAGTTTCCCGGTAAGTTTGAACAAGTTGATGGAAAATACATCATCCAACGATATCTTGATGATGACTTGTATGAAACCATGATTGTTGACGATGAGTTCAATCAGGCTAACTTCTTGTTGGCTAAATTGGTACCGACAACATATGAGAGACTTTCAACAATGGGAACCGCAACATTGTGGAAAATGATTATGAGTTCATGGTCTTATAAACATAATCTTGCAATTCCAATGAAAGGTGTTAAGAGACCGTTTACGGGAGGACTGTCTCGTTTGTTACAAGTTGGTTATTCAACAGATGTATTAAAGCTTGACTACTCTTCACTCTATCCTTCCATTCAGTTGGTTCATGATGTGTTCCCCAAATGTGATGTAACAGGTGCGATGAAGAGCATGTTGAAATATTTCCGAGACACTCGTATCAAATACAAAAAGTTGGCTGAGAAACACTCAAAGACCGACCCAAAACTTTCATCACAGTACGGACGTAAACAATTACCGATTAAAATCTTTATTAACGCATTCTTCGGTTCTTTATCTGCACCACAAGTATTCCCCTGGGGTGATATGGATATGGGAGAACAGATTACGTGTACAGGACGACAATACCTTCGTCAGATGATTATGTGGTTTATGCAACGAGGATACCAACCTTTGGTTATGGATACGGACGGTGTGAACTTTGCAGTTCCTGAAGAAAGATATACCTACAAATACATTGGTAAGGGTAATAATGGTTTGGTGACTGAAGGACATGAATATGTTGGAACAGAGGCTGATGTTGCAGAATATAATGACTTATTTATGAGGGGTGAAATGGGATTAGATACTGACGGTCAATGGCCAGCAACCATCAATGTGGCTCGTAAGAACTATGCACTTCTAACAGATAAAGGTAAAGTTAAATTACCCGGTATCACTATTAAATCTAAAATGTTACAAACTTATGTTGCTGAATTCTTGGATGCGGGACTAAGACTTCTTTTGGATGGTAAAGGTTCTGAGTTTTTGGAGTCTTACTATCAATATATTGATGATTTATTTAATCAAAAAATCCCCATCGCTAAAATTGCGAATAAGGCTCGTGTAAAACAAAGTCTTGATGATTATAAACGACACATCACAAAAAGAACTAAATCAGGTTCTTTGATGTCTCGACAAGCACATATGGAACTAGTTCTTAACGATAATTTACCTGTTGGTTTGGGTGATACAATTTATTATATTAATAATGGTACAAGAAAATCTCATGGTGATGTTCAGAAAAAAGGTAATGAAGTTATTTTAAACTGTTATCTTGTTAACGAGAAGGATATTACTGAAAATCCTGATATGTTGGGAGAGTATAATGTCCCAAGATATATTTCAGCGTTTAATAAAAGAATTGAACCTTTATTGGTTGTATTCTCACCTGAAATTCGTGATGAAATTTTAATCGAGGACCCAAAGGATAGACTGTTCTTTACTAAATCACAAACTAAATTAGTTAGAGGATTCCCACGAAGAGATGGTGACCAAGACACATTAGAAGAGGTTCTTACTTTATCTGATTCTGAGATTGCATTTTGGAGACACGTTGGCATTGACCCATATTATATGTACTTAGATGGTACTTTAGAGATGGTAGATAATACTTGTGTAAACAAAAATAAGTCCATCATGGAGGACTTATCTTATACACCTAAAACAACCATACCAAAAGATGAACTATATGATATGGATGAAGAGGGGAATTATATATATTCTATGGACTATTAGGAATTTGTAATTCCGTCAGATGAAAGGATATACCACACATCACCAATATTTTTTAGTTCAACAGATGAAAACTTATTGAGTATTAATTCATCGTATTCAGTATCAAAAGACTGAGGTGAATCAACAATAGCATTTGTTAAAGATTTAATGGTTATGTGTTTAGTGATGTTATGATTTAAAGTAATTTTTACTTTATCATTTTCACTTTGTCCTTCAAAACCTCTGATTATTAAGGTTTTTTCTTCTTTTGTAGTATACTCAGGAAGTGATACTACAACACTGTCTGATGTTTTAAATATTGACATGGTTATATTACGTAAAATTGTCTTGGGAATGCTCTGTATTGGAGCGATTTATTTAATTGTTCTGCAACATTAGCCTCTCTTTCCATCATTTTTTCAGGACGGAGTCTTTCTAATCTAGCACTTAATTCTTCCATTAGTTTAGATTTTTCATCTTTAGCTTCGGTTAATAAAGAATCGTATTCTAATGTAACTTCAGAATCTGGCGTTTTTAAATTACCACTAAACTTACCTCTAACCCTTCCTAAGGTTTCTTTAACATATGCTGTGAACCATCTACGAACCCAAGTTTGTGCTGGTGAGTTTAATTCATCCCAACCCATTTCTTCAATTGGAATATCTGATGGTAATTTTACTACATCAGGATTAGCCGCTAAACAAGCCTCTCTATCGTCAGTATCGTAATACCAATACCAACATCTATATTCATTAAATTGTATATTACCAAAATCAAACTTACCACCAGGTACATTCATTAAGTGAAGTGCTTTTTTTCCTTCAGGTAATGCGGTTATTCTATATGTTAATTCACCTGAAATAATTCTTCTCTTAATATTGATGTCTTGCATTCTAAGAAGAATATCAAATGCTGGTGTTATAAAATAGTTACCTTGTGTCCCCATTTGTGAGAAACCTGCTGCGCCACCTAATCCAATACCACCAAATCCACCAAACCCACCCATGAACGGGTCAAAAAACGCGGCGTCTAATTCGGCTCTTGAGAACCATAATAGTTCATTAACTTCACGACCTGCAGGGATTTCATAAATCTGTTGTCCAGGTACTAAATCAACATAATCTTTTTTAAGAACCCAATCACCACCTGCTTGTAGACCAACTATTTTAGAATATGCGTAAGTATATTGAGTTTCCCAATCCAAAGAACGTGTTGTGAACGCCCTTGTCAGTGATTGCTCATCTAAGTTTAAACCATAAAGTGATGTCCATTGATTTTCAATCAACCAATCATTAACATATTGAGCATAATCTTGAATAGATAATTCCAATAAGGAATCCATCATTTCATCTTCAATTTCTACACTTCTAATTGGTGCACCTAAAAGGTGTTTGATACGAGTGTATAATTTACTTCTATCCGGTTCTGTTATGATATTAGTTGTTGCCATTAACTTTTATTTATAAATATCATTTAAAAACGATTTCTTTAATTGAATTTATCTTCAACATTGAAAACGTATCTTCCATCAACAATTTCAGCATTATTAATAAAAACAACCGTGCCATCCTTATCGTTATGGAATACTAAGTAGTCAGTTTTGTATGGTTTAACATTACCACTACCATACACGGTTAATTTACCACCCTCTTCTTTAATGTCATTAAATGGTTTGATTTGCATTGTCTTTTTTCCTTCAGGTGTCATAACATAAGCGTCGATACCACCAATCATATCATCAACACCACCTAATTCACCAACTTTATATACTTCTTTGGTACCAAAAATATTTTTGAGATTTACAACGGCATTTATCTCTCTTTTATCACCAAATTTGTTTGACCTATCTAATCCTGACATAATTGTTTGGAACGTACTTGATTCTAAATTGAATATACGATATCTCAATTCAGTCATGTATCGTACTAATCGGTCGGTCTCTGATAATTGTTGTTGTTCATCTAACCCAATGAAGTTAATCGGATTAATTCCAACTTTTTTAAGATATAAATTAATGTCATTAACCAAAGTACAAAATGCGGTGTAGTTGGTGTTAAGTTTGTTTATGATTGAACGACCTGGTTGTTCATAATCGTAAATTCCCGACATTTGTCCTTGTGCGTATTCATTCTTTTCAAACCAATAATCTGCAAAAACTTCTTTAAGAATGTCCATAATAGCAAACATAAATTTCTTTTTTACCTGTGGGTTTCTATTAAACACCATTCGGTATGTATTAACTTGTTTTGAATTACATCCCGCAGATACTCCTTCGTTAATGACTTGTTGAATGATTTTACCTTCTTTAATTTTGTCTTTTGTTCTACCTAAATAGAGTTTATTTACGAAAGGCCAATTCACTACTTTCCAAAAATTTTCAATATACTCGTCTCTTCGATTTCTATATTTCAAGTAATATGCGTGTTCCCATAAGTCCAAACCAAGTATTGGGTAACCCCCAAACTTTATGGTATTCATAAGTGGGTTATCTTGATTGGATGTTGTCATTATCTTCAACTTATCGTTGTTGGTTACTACTAACCAAACCCATCCAGAACCAAACTTTGATTTTGCCTTTTTTTCAAATTCTTTTTTAAAATCTTCGTAAGAACCAAAGTCTTCTTTGATTTTTCTTAGGATAGGACCATATACACGTGTGTTTTTTGGTGTTAACATCTTCCAAAATAATGCGTGGTTAAATGCTCCACCAGCGTTATCTTTGATACTATTATTGAATCTATTGATTCCTTTTACAATTTGTTCTAAGTCTAAATCGGCACCATTTCTCTTCTCGATGGCCTTATTTAACTTATCTACATACCCCTTGTAATGTTTATTGTAATGTACATACATTGTCTCTTTGTCTATGAATGTATCTAAGGCAGAATAGGAGTATGGTAGTTTTTCAATACCAATTTTTTTCATTTCTAATAAAATTTGTTTGCGTGTTAATTCAGTTGTAGTTTCTCCAACGGTTTCTCTTTCTACAACATCTTTGTTGATTTCTTCTTCGAGTTGTTTAACTCTTTCTTGTAATTTCCTAAAACTCATCTAAGGTTTTTTTATATAAATAACCATCAGATGAAAAAAGAATACTATCTTCTTCTTGAAATTTCATTTAAAATTTCTTCTAAGGTTTCACCCTTACCTTCGTTGTCACCCATAACTGTCTCAAATATATTCTTTTTTTGTGACAGAATATCGTAAATGATACCCTCAATGGTGTTTTCAAATATTGGATATAATACGGACACGTTGGATTTTTGTCCATATCTATAGGCTCGGTCTTCTGCTTGTGCGTGGTCAGAAGGTACAAAGGATAGGTCGTTCATGATTACAGCTTCTGCTGCGGTTAACGTAATACCGACACCTGCGGCTTTTAGGTTACCAACAAAAACTTTTATCTTATCATTCTCTTGGAATTGGTCCACAGAATGTTGACGAGCGGGTTTTGACATACTACCATCTAAAGTGACAGCAGATTTACCAAAATGCTCTTTAATCATATTCAATGTATTGGTGAAGTTTGTAAATATGATTACTTTTTTACCTTGTTCAATAATGTTTTCTGCGAGTTCACAAGTTTCTTTTACCTTATTTTCGGCGATAACTTGTCTTACTTTCATTAACTTTGAGAATTGAACAGTAAGTGATGATGATTCGTCTGATTGTTCATACCAATCATAGTATTCACCCATAAGTTGTTCATAATCTTTAGACTTAAGTCTTAGATATACAGGTGTGATAATCTTATCAGGTAAATCTAAGATATCTTCTTTTAATCTTCTAAGAACGTGAGTCTTGGTTCTGTCCCTTAATTCCTCAAGATTGTCAGCCCCCTGAACATTCCACACTTTTCGTTTACCAACAGTAAACTGATATCCGTTACAATATCTTTTTACATATGCCATCCAATTGTAGGCAACAGGACTATCAACCAAATTAAGTAGATTATAATAATTCATAGGTCGAGATGTCATTGGTGTTCCCGTAAGTAACCAAACTCTACCTACTTTTCTACAAACATCATTAACAATCTTAGTTCTTTGTGCTTGTGCGTTTTGAATGTAATGTGCTTCATCTATGACCACCAAATCAAACCCTTCATTTAAGATTGTAGATTCTTCTTGGTATTTTGGGTCGTGGAAGTTTTTTAAAATATCATAATTAATAATCACGTAGTCGGCACTTTCCCAATTCTTACCTTCTACAATGGAAATACTTTTATCTGTGTAGTTTTGTATTTCTCTCATCCAGTTAATCTTCAAGGATGCGGGACATATGATTAATACTTTCTCAGCCCCCGACTCAATACTACCAATTACAGTTGAAGTTGTTTTTCCCAAACCCATATCATCGGCCAAGATATATTTTTCATTTGCGACTAATTTTTCAATTGCCTCTTTTTGGTGTGATAATGGTGGTCTATGTGAGTATTTCTCGTAGTTGATTTCTACTTTATTTTCTTTCTTACCTATAATTGCTGCTTTAGGTAACCAAAAATCATGTAGTTCTTCAGATTCAAATAACTTACCCCATATATGAAACGCTTTGTCTTTTTCAACCAAAAGTTTTTCGATATAAATCTTTTCAGGTTCTTTGGTTAACAATTTGTCCTCCATCATCCTTTTTGCAAAATACGAATCTAATGGAACCCATTTTCTAGCAAGTTTAGGGACAACATCTTTATAGTTATTAATATAATCGGCTTGAGCTCTTGTTATCTTAAAATTTTTAGAATTACTATGTTTCTTTTTTATTGCAAGAATATAGTTATTAAAACCATCGTATGTTTCAAGTACACGAATGGCTTTAACTTCAGGTATTTTTGAAAATGTTTCTGAGTTTTCTTGCATCTTATAAATAAATTTAAATATAATCAAAAACTAAATATTTATCAATATATGGCACAGAGAAGAGTCCCGATAACGCGTTTAAACAAGTTTTTTGGCTCCGAAGACTTTAATCTCGAGATAGAAATGGGTCGAGAATGGTTGAACGGGGACATGAACTTTACTCTTATATTATATAGTGTTGATACACAGAGAACCGTTAAAGACGATGTTTATGGTGAAGTAAGTTCAGACGGAGTTCAGTTTAGTGCTCCTGTTGAATTTAATGCTTTGGTAAAGATTGAGCAACCATCAAACGATTATATTAATGGAAGTAGGTTACTACAAAATGAACCAGGTAATTTAATATTCTCTGTCTATACAAAAGAATTAGATGAAAAAGCTATAGATATTAAGTTAGGAGATTACATTGGGTATTGGATTCGTGAAAACGAAATCAAATATTATTCTGTTATTGATGCGGCAACTCCTGACTATGATAATAAACATACATACGGTGGATATAGAAGTTTTTATTACACTTATACTGCAACACCTGTATCTGAAAATGAATTTAGAGGTATATAATGTCATTCCCAAAACAAATAAAAAAATATCTACCACTTACTCCTGAAAAACAACTTTTAGCGAGAAGGGAACAACTTTTGGAATATATCCAAAAGGATGGAACTTATTTACCGAAAGGTATTTTACATGCCGATTTGGATAGGGGGATGTTGGATTTTGTTCGTGATGAATTGGAGTGTGTTGTTGATGGTAAAAAAGTTAGTACTATTGACCTAATTATAACATTACAGAATTGGGCTCAGTTTTCTCAAACATGGAATACGGAAGATTTAAATGGTAACGTTCAACTTCCATTTATAACTACAGTTCGTCAACCTGAGGTTCCTTACGGTACTAATCCATCTTTACAATATACAATACCAAATAGAAAAGAATTCTTATATGCTCAAGTTCCAACTTGGGATGGGACAAGAAAAGGTATGGACATATATAAAATACCTCAACCTGTTCCTGTTGATATTACCTATGATGTGAAGATTGTATGTAATAGAATGAGAGAATTAAATCAATTTAACAAAATTATTTTACAAAAATTTAGTTCTCGTCAAGCCTATACCTTTATTAAAGGACATTATATTCCAATCGTATTGAATAGCGTTTCGGACAATTCTGTAACTGAAGTTAATAAGAGAAAATTTTATGTTCAAAATTATAACTTTACGATGTTAGGATTTTTAATGGACGAGGAAGAATTCCAAATTTCACCGGCAATTACAAGAGCATTGACTATGTTTGAGGTTGAAACAAGAAAAGGTTCAAGAAAAGCAACTCAACACCCATCAAGACCTGATAACTTTGATTTGGATATTGTTTTTACATCATCACAAACTGAAAAAATTGAAACTTTTAGATATACTGTAGATTTATTGGTTAATACCACCACTAACATTACATCTTATGATGTGTTCATTAATGATTATTATGTTGGTGAAGATTTATCAACCATTCAAATTACGGATGGTGATTTGGTTAAAATTGTAATTACAAAGTCAGATGGAAGTGTAGGTGCCTCTATTAATACAACGGCTTACCTTAAGTAATTATTCTCCGTAGATATCCTTTTTCTTTTTACACTTTTCCATTATTAGTTTTTCTAAAAACTTATACATCTTCAAACCATTATCATCACAATAGGTTTTTAATACTTGGTGTACTTCTTTTGATATTTTTAAGTTTTTTATCTCATTCATAATTAAGTGGTAGAAAAAAGGCAGAATAAAGTCTACCTAATAATAAATATTACCTTTAAGTAAATGTATTTTGTAATTTTTCTAAATATTTATCTAAAAAATAAATCTAAAAAAGAAATAACAAGTTAAATGGCAACATCAAACAAAGTATTCGTTTCTCCTGGTGTATATACCTCTGAAAGAGATTTAAGTTTCGTAGCTCAGAGTGTAGGTGTTACTACATTAGGTATCGTTGGTGAAACCCTTCAGGGACCAGCATTCGAACCAATCTTCATCACAAACTTTGATGAATTTCAAACGTATTTCGGTCCAACGTCTCCGGAAAAATTTGTAAACACACAAATTCCTAAATATGAAGCAGCTTATATCGCTAGAGCATATTTACAACAATCAAATCAATTATTCGTAACAAGAGTCTTAGGTCTTAATGGTTACGATGCAGGTCCATCATGGTCCATAACAACAATCGCTAACGTTGATACTTCGACTGTTGGTATTACTGGTAATACAGGTCCTCAGACTCTTGCGTTTACGGCAACAACAGGTGGTACAGTTACTATTACAACAGTACCTTCTAATTTGAGTTCTTATTTTACTTTACCATATACAACATTTAATGGTGGAAGCTCTTCATTACAGGCAGATTTCCAAAGTTATATTTTAAGTACAATATTAGATACTAATTCTTCAGGTGGTACTTCATATTTCTGGGGTACTGTAAGTGATACAACATTTAATAATGTAACAGGTGCAACACCAAACGCGGCAACCCGTTACAGTGCTTATACTGAAACTTATGGAGTATCGGGTGTAACTGAATCTACAGCAGACTTTACAAGTCCAAATGATGACCCCTGGTATTATTCATTATTCACTAATAATAGTGGTGCTTATTATGGATTTGGTTTTGGTGCGGCGTTTACAAATTTAGCTTCAACAGGTGCTGATTCGTATTCAGGTACTATGGGAGTATATTACTCTAATTATTCAGGAACTTCATACACAGATTATGATGATGTTGTTGTAGCGACTTTACGTTCTCGTGGTGTGACTACAGATTCATCAGGTGGTCCTGTATACACAGTAACAGGTACAAGTGATGTACAGTTAGTAACTACAGGTGCGTATTCAGGTATTTCTACCAACCCTAAATTAACATTCCAAGTTTCGGGTGTTACAAGTAGTGGAGAGGATTTTACATTTGACACTTCTTTTGATAGTTCTGCTACAAATTATGTTAGTAAAGTATTTGGTAAGGGTAACTTCTCAAAACCAAGAACTGAAGTACCTGTATTCTTAGAAGAAGTTTTCCAAACTACTTTAAATTATTCGTATAATAATGGATATATTAGAGGTCTTAATTCTGATTTAATAGCTTTACCTGAGGGTAGAGGATTGGATGCAACATCCATTGGTTGGTATTTGAATAGTTATCAAACACCTGCCACTCCTTATGTGGTATCAGAACTTCGTGGTAATACAGTTTACCGATTGTTCAAATTTATTTTGATATCTGATGGTAGTGCAGCAAACAGACAAGTTAAGGTTTCTATAGCTAACATGCAGTTTAGTAACGGTACCTTTGACATTATTGTTCGTGATTTCTTTGATACGGATTCTAATCCGGTTGTTTTAGAAACATTTACAAATTGTGTTATGAATCCGTCACAAAATTCATATGTGGCACAAAGAATCGGTACAGCGAATGGTGAATTCGAATTAAAATCAAGATTTATCATGTTGGAAATGGATGAAGACCATCCTGTAGATGCACTTCCTTGTGGATTTGAAGGTTATAACTTTAGAGAGTACTCAGGAGCTAAAAACCCATTCCCTGTTTATAAAACAGAATATTATGTACCTGGTCAAATTATTTATAACCCACCATTTGGTACAACAACAGGTTCTGATAATGTTATTAGAAGTGCTGGAGACAGAGTTAGAAGAACTTACTTAGGTTTTTCTTCAACTGTTGGTGTTGACGGAGATTTCTTTGAATATAAGGGTAAACAAGTACCTTTATCTTGTGATGGTGAAGGAACTGATTGGTCTGTATTGACAAAAGGTTTCCACATGGACTCAGGAGCTACGGTTGTTACAATATCCGGTGGATACTCAACATCAGGTACATCGGCATTTGATTGTGGTGTTGCATCATTCCAATCTGACCCTCAAAATTCATCTAACCCTTATTACTCATTAGCTGCTAGAAAATTCACTTTATTAGCACAAGGAGGATTTGATGGTTGGGATATTTACAGAGAATATAGAACTAATGGTGATTCATTCTCTCTTGGTAACACAGGATTCTTGAAGGGTAACTGTTCAACATCTATTACATATCCTACTTCTACAGGTTGGGGTTACTTCAAACCTATTACAGGTCCAGACCAACAACTATGGGCGAACACTGACTACTACGCATATTTGTGGGGTCAAACAACATTCTCAAACCCTGAAGCGGTTAACATTAACGTGTTCGCAACTCCAGGTATTGACTTTGTTAATAACGCGGCGTTAGTGAATGATGCAGTGGAGATTATTGAAACAGACAGAGCTGACTCAATTTACATTATGACATCACCTGACTATGATGTGTACTCCCCAAATACTGCTGATTTTGATACTCAGTTTATTTACCCACAACAATTGGTAGATTTAATGGATGATTCAGGAATCGACTCAAACTACAGTGCAACATATTATCCCTGGATTTTGATAAGAGACACAACTAACAACACACAAATCTACTTACCACCAACAGGTGAGGTTGTGAGAAACTTAGCGTTGACTGATAACATTGCATTCCCCTGGTTCGCATCGGCGGGTTACACAAGAGGTATTGTAAATTCAGTTAAGGCACGTAAGAAGTTGACACAAGACGATAGAGACACTCTTTACAAGGGTAGAATTAACCCAATCGCAACATTCTCAGATGTGGGAACTGTAATTTGGGGTAACAAAACTCTTCAAATCAAAGAGTCGGCTCTTGATAGAATTAACGTAAGAAGATTGTTATTACAAGCTCGTAAGTTAATTTCAGCTGTGGCTGTTAGATTGTTATTCGAACAAAATGACGAGAAAGTAAGACAACAGTTCTTGGATTCAGTTAACCCAATCTTGGATTCAATCCGTAGAGATAGAGGTTTGATTGACTTCCG